CTAGGTAATCCAAATCTAAAAAAAGTAAACGTACCTGTAGAGTTTACACAAGAACAAATTTTAGAATTTGAAAAATGTTCTAAAGACCCTTTATATTTTATACAAAACTACGTAAAGATAGTTTCGCTTGATTTAGGTTTAGTGCCTTTCAAAATGTATAACTTTCAAAAAGAAATGGTTGGCACTATGCATAACAACCGTTTTACTATATGTAAATTACCAAGACAGTCAGGTAAATCAACAACAATTGTATCTTATCTATTACATTATGTTCTGTTTAATCCAAATACTAACGTTGCCATACTTGCAAACAAATCATCTACAGCAAGAGATATATTAGGCCGTTTACAATTGGCCTATGAGAATATACCAAAGTTTTTACAACAAGGTGTATTAAACTGGAACAAAGGTAATATAGAATTAGAGAACGGCAGTAAAGTCGTGGCCGCTGCAACTTCTTCAAGTGCAATCCGAGGAGGTTCTTATAACATAATCTTCTTAGACGAGTTTGCTTTCGTACCAGCCACTATTGCAGAACAATTTTTTAGTTCGGTGTTTCCTACAATTTCTTCTGGTAAAAGTACAAAGATGATTATTGTTTCTACACCTCACGGTATGAATATGTACTATAAGTTATGGACAGATGCCGTTAATAAGCAAAACGATTATATACCTATTGATGTACATTGGTCAGAAGTTCCAGGCCGAGATGAAAAATGGAAACAAGAAACAATACGAAATACAAGTCCTGAACAATTCCAACAGGAGTTTGAATGTGAATTTTTAGGTTCAATAGATACACTTATTAGTCCTACAAAAATTAAATCTACACCTTATATTAAACCTTTACAGTCACAAGGTGGTTTAGATATATTTGAAAGGCCTGATAAAAATAAAATATACGTTTGTACTGTTGACGTGTCAAGAGGTCTTGCAAAAGATTATTCGGCCTTTATTATATTTGACGTAACCAAAATGCCTTATCGTGTTGTGGCCAAATACCGTAACAATGAAATTAAACCTTTAGTTTTTCCAAATGTAATCGAACAAACTATAAAAGGATATAATCACGCTCATACATTGATTGAAGTAAACGATATAGGTGGCCAAATATCAGATGCATTACAATTTGATTTAGAGTATGACAATCTATTAATGACTACACAAAGAGGTAGAGCTGGCCAGGTATTAGGTACGGCCTTTAGTGGTAGAGGCAGTCAATTAGGTATTCGTATGACTAAACAAATTAAAAAGATAGGTTGTTCTAATTTAAAAACTATTATTGAAGCAGATAAAATAGTTATAAATGACTTTAATATTATAGAAGAAATGTCTACCTTTTCACGTCAACACAATTCTTGGAAAGCTGAAGAAGGTTGTAATGATGATTTAATGACTTGTCTTATTATATTTGGCTGGTTATCTAATCAACCATACTTTAAAGAGTTAAGTAATTCTGATGTACGTTCTAAACTATATGAAGATCAGGCCAATATAATAGAACAAGATATGGCGCCTTTTGGCTTTATAGATGATGGTACACCAGAAGAAGATAAACCTTTTAAAGACGAATATGGAGAAGTGTGGCATCCTGTTACAAGGAGAGGTGAAAATTAGTACAAAATACGCATTTTATAAATAGATGTATATGAAATTTTGACTATGGGCGTATGAATAATACGACAGTTGGACTATATGAAACAATTAGCTAATTTATAAAAAGGAGAAAACCAAATGGCATTTCAAGTATCACCAGGTGTTCTCGTACAGGAAAGAGACCTAACAAGAATTATTCCAGCAGTATCAACGTCAGTTGGTGCTTTTGCAGGAGAGTTTAGAAAAGGTCCTTTAGATGAAATCGTAACGGTTTCTAGCGAACAAGAGTTAGTAGAAACGTTTGGTAAGCCAGACTCAAATAACTTTGAGGATTTTTTTAGTGCTGCCAATTTTTTACAATACTCTAACGCATTAAGAGTAGTACGAGCACAAAATTCTTCAGTAGCAAACGCAGTTGCTTCCGGCAGTGCATTTGTTATTAAGAACGAAACAGATTATATTAACAATTTTGCAACAGGCCAAGGATCAGTTGGCGAGTGGGCTGCTAGAACAGCAGGCGCTTGGGGAAACAATTTACTTGTTTCTATATGTCCTTCAGCTGCTGCATACGAAACAACAGTAGTAACAACTTTAGGTGTAGCTGCAGTAGCAGGTGCAACTTCAATAACAGTTACAAGTGGAACAAATATCGCCGTAGGTGATATTATTAATTTTTCTACTACAGCTTCTACAAGTGATTACAACGACGGTCACGAGTATAGAGTTACTGCTAAATCAACTAACGTAATAACTATCGTAAGACATCCTTCAGGTACAGGTGGATTACAAAGAGATGTAGTTATAAACAGTAACATAAGACGTAGATGGAGATTTTACGATCAAGTTGCTGGCGCTCCAGGAACTTCGCCATACGCTACTTCAAAAGGTGGATCAAATGATGAAATCCACGTAATAGTAGTAGATGAAGATGGTGGACTTACAGGTACAGCAAATACAGTATTAGAAGTTTATCAAAAACTTTCTAAAGCTTCAGACGCAAAATCACCTCAAGGTGACACAAATTATTATCCAACAGTAATACAAACAAGATCAAAATATGTTTATTGGATGGATCATAATTCAGGCGGATCAAACTGGGGTAATACTGCATCAGGTACAACTTTTACAGCAGTGTCAACACCAACATTAACTTCTTTACAAAGTGGTTCTGATGGTTCAGCTGTTACAGTTGCACAAAAGAAAACAGCATACGAAAAATTCCTAGATTCTGAAACAGTGGATGTAGGTTTAATTATTGCTGGTCCAGGAGATTCTACTCACGTAGATAACGTAATATCAATTGCAGAAGATAGAAAAGATGCAGTTGCTTTCGTATCACCTGAAAGATCTGATGTTGTTAACGTAGCAAACGCAAATACACAAACAAGTAACGTAGTAGGTTTTTATAACTCAATACGTTCTTCTTCTTATGTTGTATTTGACAGTGGTTACAAATACCAGTATGACAGATACAATGACGTGTACAGATTTGTACCGTTAAACGGAGATATTGCTGGTTTATCAGCAAGAACTGATTTAATTGCCGACAGTTGGTATTCACCAGCTGGCTTTAATAGAGGTACTATTAGAGGTGCTGTTAAGTTAGCTTACAATCCAAATAAAACACAAAGAGATGACCTATACAGAAATAGAGTTAACGCAGTCGTTACTTTTCCTGGACAAGGTACAGTTCTTTTCGGTGATAAAACTGGATTGAGTGCTCCATCTGCTTTTGATAGAATCAATGTACGAAGATTGTTTATCGTTTTAGAAAAAGCAATCTCTACTGCTTCTAAATTCCAATTGTTTGAATTTAACGACGAGTTTACTAGAGCAAACTTTAGAAATATCGTTGAGCCATTCTTACGAGAGGTACAAGGTAGACGTGGTATCACAGACTTTTTAGTAGTGTGTGATGAAACTAATAACACAGGCGAAGTAATTGATAGAAATGAATTTATAGCGGAGATTTTTATAAAACCTGCTAGAAGCATTAACTTCATTACTTTACAATTTGTAGCAACAAGAACTGGCGTTTCTTTTGAAGAAGTAGCTGGGTAATTTTAGAATAGGAGAATAAAAAATGGCAAACATTAATGACTTCAAAGCTAAACTTGCTGGCGGAGGCGCTCGTGCCAATCAGTTTAAGGTAGTAATGCCTTTTCCTGGTTACGCTCAAGTTGGTGGCGAAATAGAAGATCTGGCTTTCTTATGTAGAGCTACATCTATTCCTGCTATGACTATTGGAGAGGTTGACGTTAAGTTTAGAGGTCGATCAATCAAAATAGCTGGAGATAGAACATTTGCGGATTGGACCGTTACAGTTTATAACGATACAAACTTCAAAGTTAGAAATGCTTTTGAAAGATGGCAAAATGGTATCAACAATATGACAGACAATGAAGGATTAACAAATCCTGCTGACTATCAAGTGGACGCATTTATTGACCACTTAGATCGTAACGGTAATACTGTTAAATCATATACATTAAGAGGTGCTTTTCCAAAAGAAATCGGCGCTATTGATTTAACTTATGACGAACAAACAGCGATTGAACAGTTTGTTGTAACTTTTGCTTATCAGTATTTTGAAACAAATACGACTACTTAAAACTTATATAAGTAGTAGTAGAGGAATATAAATTATGGCTGATCTGTTTGGGTTTTCAATAACCCGTAAAAAACAAGAGCAAGATCCGAAACAAAACTTTACTACACCTCAAGCAGACGACGGTACAACAACCGTCGCTGCTGGAGGGTATTTTGGTTCGTACCTTGATATGGAAGGCACGGCTAAGAACGAAGCCGACCTTGTAAGACGATATAGAGAAATTTCATTACATCCAGAATGTGACCAAGCAATAGAAGATATTTGCAACGAAGCAATTGTTTCTAGTGAAGAAAAAGATTCTGTAAGAGTTACATTAGAAAATATACCTTTTGGTAACGAAGTTAAGAAAAGAATAGACGAAGAATTTTTAAACGTACTTAAATTAATGAATTTTAGTACAAAAGGTTTTGAGA